CTCCGATACGCGCGGAGAGGGCTTGGTTCTTCGCAACCTCTTCCTGCTTTTTCAGGATTTTCAATGCTTCGTCGGCGTTCTTGGCCTTGGAGATTAGCGGGTTGTCAAGGTGACGTGCAACGAGGATTTCCTTGCGGACGGAGTCTTGATAGGAACCGTCACGGCGCCCGGTGAGTTCTTCGGCGGTGTCGGCGATGGTGAGGAGGGTCTGCCGAATAACAGGCACTCCCGGTTCTGGTAAGTTGTTTGTTTCGAGATTATTTTGTTTCTGCTGAACGCGCAAAGCATGGAGCCGCGAAACCGCCTGCGCATGTTCCTGCCACGTGAGATCACGACGCTTGAGATTTTCATCGAGTTCGGCTTCTTCAGCTTCCAGCGGGGTCAATTCCCCGAGGTCGGTAAAGGGCACGATGCCGTCGGCGAAAACCTCGCCGTTGCAGGTGAAGGAGCCTCCGAGTTCGAAGATTTCACCAATGGCCTTGAGGCGGCGTTCGCCAGCCACGAGAACCCACGTTCCATCGAGCTGGCGCAAGACCGGGGGGTGGAGAAGTTGCTGATCCTCGATAGAGTTTTTGAGTTCTTGGAGCGCCTCGGGGTTGAATTCCTGGCGCTGGCGGTTTTCCAGAATGACGATCTGGGATAAGGGGATGCGGTTCATGCGGGTTTCTCCGTTGGGTTTAGAATTGCGAGAATATGATGGAAAATGGGTGAAAAAATGCCACGGCGCGGCGGGTTGCCGGGGCGTGGCTTGGTTTAAAATTCGGGCGAATAGTAACGTATGGCCGGGGATTTAAAATCAATGGCGAGGCGCAATGAAATCCGGCGGAATTTGCTAACATGGTCAAGTGACTTTCATGTTGAAGATTTTTGGTAGGGGCTTCGTGTAGATTGTAGCGTATGTACGCTTATGGCTCTGCACCTTGGCTCGACCACAGTTTACGAAGCCCCTACGAAAAAAGGCCGAGAAGTCCCGGCCCTTGTACCACACCTACCGGATTACAGCTTGGCGACGTTCTTGATTTCCGAGAAGATCTGATCACCATTGACGCGGTGTTCGACCTTGACCTTGGCCAGACGACCAACGAGCATGGAGAAGGCGAACGGTTGGCCGGCGACGTTCAGACCAGTGGCTTCGCGCAGACGGCCCAAGGAAATATTGCGGCCCTTGCCCATGTCGAGGCCGCCAGAATCGGTCATGTCGAGCATGACGCCCTGCTTGCAAGTGACCTTCGAGCGGCCGAGAAGTTCCTTGACGGATTCGTCGTCGATATCCCAGACGAGGTCGAGGGCCAAGCCCGCAACGGAAGGATCATCCTTTTTCTGCCACGGACGGCATTTGACTTCACCAATAACTGCCGTGTACTCACCGACCGGAATCGGGATTGCTTCGGTGGAGTTGGATTCGGTGACTTGCATGTCGAGGAATTGATCAGGATTGAACATTTGAGACTCCTTGAAAATGAGGGAATAAAGCTAGGGTTAGCGACTGAGTTAAACCCCGGTTAGGTGCAGTCGCCACACCTCATGCGGGGGAAATTCATCATCACGCCGCCACCCGAAGATGGCAAGTGGTTTCGGTCAAGCGTTATACAACACCGCCGCGAGACTTCCATTTATCAATAATGGCTTTGAATGTCGGAGGAATCTTGGCACTGATTGGAAGGCTGCGGGTTTTCAAATCCGCAGTGGGATCTTCCGTGTCCCAGAACCATTCGCGGCCAACACGCTTCGCCAGAACGACGTCGGAGAACATGGCAGGGAGCTTGGGGGCCAGGGCCTTGCCGAGGGCGGAAGCCATGAGCTTCAATCCCCCGCCATTGGGGTCAGTTTCACGCTCGATGTGGGAGATCAAGATGAAATGGCACTTGGATTCCGAAGTGATCTTCCGGAGGATGCCTTCCACGATGTTTTGTGCTAGGCCCCAATCCTTCTGATCGCGGTCGAATTTGCCGCCGATGCATGCCTTCATCGCGCTGTCGCACATCCCGGTCAAGCCGTCGATTACAATGGCCCTTCCCGGCCCCCAGGTCATCACATCACCGTATTGCTTCCCTTCGTCGTCGGTGACGTTGTTGAAGTTGCGGAGGAAGTTTTCGAGCTGATTGTACTTCCCACGCGAGGGGTCGATCTGCTTTTTCAGCGTCTCGTAGGAGAGCTTGTTAACATAGCCGACGGAATCAGCCATTTCGAGGAACGAAGCCGAAGGCGCCTTGACTGTGCAGATGTGGAGGTTCGGCGGGACAGGCTTGCCGTTGTCCGTCCAATAGCCGATCAAGGATTCCGAGCCGGACTCGTAGGCGAAATAGAAGGTTTCGATTCCGGCGTCGACTAGGGTGCCAATGGCGTGGGTCTTGCCCGTGCCAGAGGCTCCCATGAGCATCACGTTAGTCCCCGGCAGTGAGTTATTTGTTAAAGGTTGCTGTTCCATAATGTCTTTTCAATCCTTGTAAAATAGCTTGTTTAGAGCTGTTGAAATGATCGGCAATGGCTTGTAATGTCCAGCCGTTCTCACGCAAAAGCCTTGCATCCTTAAAATCTACTTTTTGCAGGGGATTGTTTCCAGCTCTTGCTAAATCTCCCATATTTTCTGCTTGTGTACCTATCCTAAGATGCTTTGGATTGCAGCAGTATTTATGGTTGCAGTTATGAAGTACGCATAAGCCTTTTGGAACTTCCCCAACAAAAAGCTTATAGGCAACCTGCGAGGCTGGTACCATTCTCTCTTCATACCAAAATCTTCCATAACCTGCTACGTCTTTAGCTGCCAGCCAAGGCCAGCATTCATCGGCACCCTTTACTAAAACCTTATCTAAAAACCTTTCTTTAATTGACATACAGAACCTCCATCGTGAATTGACTATATAATATTATTAGACTTGACTGTAAAAGTCAACCCACGATGGTGAAGTTTTTATTATTAGTAAGGTTTGCCGTGCTTGTATGGGCGGGTGAGGTTGAACTGAGCCTTGTCCATCAGGGCTTTGCCAAGAGGCAACTGCAACCTGCCGGCAATGTCCATGACGCGAAGGATGGTGTCGGCGAGTTCCTCAGCGAGGTTTTCCTTGTTACCCGAGCGGTGGGCTTCCAAGGCCTCGGAGACCTCGGAATGGATCAACGCGATCTTTTCCCCGAAGTTGTCACATTCCCAGAAGCCTTGTTGATCCATCCAGTAGGATGTGATGGATTGGAGCTGGTTGAACACCGCCATTGTTGTCGGGGCAAGGGCGTTGAAGACGATCTGGCATTCGGCGATTGCAGCACGACGGGCAGCGGCCTTTGCGTCATCCGAACCTTCGACAACATCTTCAATCGGCAGCGTGTCTTGTTTCTTATCCATTGTGAATCCTTTCATAATGTTGAATATGCCTTTCGAGTTCGTACTGAAGCACAGGCATTGGAAATGCTTCGGTAAAGTCATAATCCCATGACAGGGTGATGCAACCGGGCCAGTCGTTCAAGAACTTCGAATGCTCTGCACAGTGGCTGCAAATGCGACGGAAGGATTGCCACTTCGAAATTACACCATCGCTGCGAACGACAGGACAACGTGCATAGACTTCGCCGCAATCTTGACAGAAGAACAAATAGCTCATTGGGGCTTGAAGTTCCGCGTGAACGAAGACGAGGCTTCGAGGGGTTTCCCCTAAAAGCCTGCCTTCGACGAAAAATAGCTGCCGGTAAGTCATTCGCAGGGAGTCTCAAAGGGAAAACGAATCAAAAGAGCCCTAGCAGTTGTGCTGACTGTAAAATACCAAAGCTCCGGAATAACTTCATAAACCCCTCCAAAGTTAGGATCTTCAAATAATATAAGCGCATCATCAGGCAACTCTGATAACAACAACCTTAATTCCTTGACTGTGACTGGCATAGTAATCTCCTCGGATTACGCGGGAGTAATCCCGGTGGAAAACCTCAAAAGAGCTTGGGTCGTAGCCCTCTCAAAAACAGCCGCAACCTCTACCCTACCCCAACCAGTTTTGGTCATGAGTTCCTTTTGCAGTTCTTCTTTCTGAGCTGCTATAAATTCTTGAAGTGTCATGATACATGCCCCCATGATTTTTCCCACTCTTCAACAGTGGTCTCTTTCCGCGCCAAAGGATCCCAAACTCTTTTCTCAAAATACATCGGCAGCCACGTTTCTGGGTCGTTCGATTTGCAGATTTGAACCATCGAACACCCGCCGAACTCTGCACAGGCATGATCGAGGTTGAAGTCATACCACCCTTCCTTCCACATCGTGATGAAGCGTTCGATGTCGCGATTGACCTGATCATACCAGCGGTCGATTTCGTACTGACTGCGATAGGTGATGGCTTGCAGGGTATCGTATTTCGTTTTCAGAATCGACACACCACGGACGATCGCCCCATCAGTCTTGATCCCGGCTTTTTGTGCAGCCCAGGAATATCCCGTGAACTGGCTACGTAATTCCCACTGCCGCGACCATGATGCCCCGAGCTGCGAGGCGGTCTTATCGTCTTCGATGTAGACACCACCAGCGAATTCGGCGATCATATCGGCCCGACCGGTATAGAGTATCGGGTCGCCGGTGACTGGGTGCCGGACGTCTAAAGGCTCCGCGAAAGAGAACTCGATTCCACGATTCCCATCTGGCAAAGCAATTGGGGTCATACCGCAAGCGCCAAGCGGGTATTGTGAAAAATAGTATTCCAAGGCCCCAGCGGTCCGTTCGATACTTTTTGCTGATTCTGGAGGGCATTCGTAATCTCCGTAGGCAATGAGAAGGGAGTGGAGGCCGGCACCTTCGGAAAATTCCCGATCCCCCTTCTCGCATTCGATTGTGCCGGTCTTGACTTGGATCGGCAAGCCGGTCTTGGGGTCGGTCTGCTGTTCATAGACTGGAAGGGTGCCGCAGAAAAAGGCCTTGCGCGCGACCTCCAAGCCCTTGGCAAACGCCCCGCCAGCAACAAGGTGAACGCTCTCTTGTTTGGGCTTCCAATGCTCAAAATACTGGCGGAACATCTTCTCAGGGCAGGAACGTCCCGAGCCGATCATCGTGGAGTCGAAAGTGTGAGGGAACATGATGTTAGACATTGTCGAACTCCTTCGGTGCCGGGAGGGAGAGGAGGTTCTGGCGAATGGCAGAGATTTCCGCGAGCTTGTCGTTGAGCTGGCCGCGGAGTTTCTTTTCAGCGACGTCGCAAGCGGCAACCGCGGCGGAGATCCCATCTTCGATGGGTTCGACGGTGCAGATGACTTCGGCGGTTCCGAGGAGAATCCAGCCATAAGACCCCATGTTGGCGTTAACTGGCCCGAGGGTAATATACTCGAAGCGCTCGCCCTCCGGAGCGTTCTTGTACTTAAGAAATGCTTCTGGATTCGAACACCAGACTTTTTGCATTGCTGTGATTGTAGGCATACCGTTCCCCTTGAGTTAAATGCCGTCGAGTTCCGACAGAAGGTCGTCGGAGTTTACATTTTTCTTCGCCGTGGCCACGGACTTGCGAGCCTTCGATGCCGCGCTAACATCCGCTGCCCGTGCCCGGTCCTGTCGCAGGTGGGCGAAGGCTTGTTTGAACTCCTCTTGGGTCATCGTGCCGTCCCGCGCTCGCTGGCGCCAGAGTTGAATCTGGGCCTGAAATTCCATTGTGATTGCCATTACTTGTTCTCCGAAGTGGTTTTGTCATACTTCACAGAGTACAACATCGCCGGGTTGTTCCAATGCTGGCAGATAAACTCGACCAGCGCCGGAAGGAGCTTTTTACGTGCTACGGTGTGCTTCATGAGGTCTCCTTGAAAGGTTGTTGAGGTAGAATGAATATCATCCACGGATTTGAGGAAGAATGAAAGAAGTTTCGATTAAGATTTGAGAGGGGAGAGTTCGTTGGCCTTGGTGCTGAATAGATCACCCGCACTCGAATAAGCGCACGCTCTCGGTCCCCACGAATGTTCTGGCCCATCCCCATCTGCAATAGCGTACAACTCGTCAGCCGCCTTCCTCAGAGTCCGTGCATCACGCTCGGCAAGGATCGCTTTGGCGGTGTCATCGGGGGTGGCGATCAATGCTTCGGCTGCACTTATATCCGCACCAGTTACCCGAATTCCGCTCATGTATGGCGAGAGCAGCGATTTAATCGCATCCCGCATCCGCTCCACCCTCGCGGCAAGGGCTTCGTATTGTTCAATGAAATCGGCTAACCCAAGTACCGGCCCAATTGGATCAACTGAACACTCCATCCGAGCGAAGTCGTCTAAGTCGTCAAGCATTTCTTTGGCTTTTGCTACTGTGATGCGGCTCATGATTTCCCCTCCTTGGCGATGGCTGCGTCAAAGCGCAACTTGAGTTGATCGACAGCGTGATCTAGTTCGTCACCGTAGAACTGCGTAAAGAACGAATCGGACACGCAAGGATCATCCTCGTCTAACTGGTATTCCGAGTCGCGCAGTACGCGATACCGTTCCGCATCCTTCTCGGCCTTCTCAAGCCGGGATCGGAGGTCGGCGTTCTCTCTGCTCAGTCGTGTTGCGAGAACATCAATTCCAGTTGATACGTATTTAATCCTAGAGCGTGGCACCCCGTTTATTTCAAGCATCTGAAATGCGCGTTCGACATTAGAGCGTAGGTCTCTAATCTCCTCATCACGTGCTTCACACGAACCAATACCTGATTCTGCTTGGCGCTCTTGCCATGTTTTTACGCTCACGCCGCGCCTCCTTTCTTGTACTCAGCGATGGCTACGTTTGTGATAGCGCAGATGTTTTCCGAGATTGGTGAGTTGATAAATAAGTCGATGGCTGCAATCACCTTCTCGGCTGCGGCGAGCTTGGCTTGGAGTTCTGCGTAACCCTCGGGGATGGTCGGGGAGAGGAAGAGCGGGATTGTGTAGTGCTCTGCTGTATTTACTGCGGGTCTGTCGATTCTTCCGGCGAACCCGTAGATAGCAAAGCTAGCATCTAGCGTGTCCTTAACCTTTGTGTGGATCGCATCAAACCGTCCTTCCGCATCGTGTAACCACGCTACTGCATCCTTCCCACGCTCTGCGTCAATGCGGGCGAGGAAGTACTTTGCAAAATTAACTGCATCAGTTTTTGTCATATCGCAATGACTGTCTTGCAGGACTTCCAGCGCAACGCGTTCGATCAGTTCTTTATCCATTTCATTCCCCTTATCCAAGAATCAATCTTTTTTTCGGCCGGCTGGCTGCGACGTAGAAACACCGATAGGCTTCGCCCCGGTTCCGGTTCAGCAAAATATCCCTCCAGTCCACGAAGGCGGTGTGATACGTCGAACCCTGCGCGCGATGGGCGGTGATCGCATACGCGTGCCTGATCTTGTGGAAGGCTTCTTTGAACTCCCAGAACCGTCCCCAGAGCTTACGATTGGCTTTCGCCTCCGACGCGAAGCGTTCGAGCTGTTGGGTGTATAGGCGGAAGGAATCTTCGTGCAAGACCTGCAGCACACACGTTGAATTCGTGTCGAGGGTGGCGGAGACCCGCCAAACCTTGAACTCCGGCCATGTGGGGTGATAGTCGGCGACGGCGCTTGTCACGCGACCTTCATCATCCGTGGTGGCTACGATCTCGTCGGCAAGGTTCTTCGCCGGCTCCATCACGATAATGCGGTCGTCCTCAAGCCAGGGGAGAACCGGATGGTCGAACAACTTGTTCCGAACCATGAGGTTGTACTTATCCACAGTGACATTCCGCCATGCGATGACCTTGGTGTCGTTGGGTGTGATGAAGGCGTCGGTGTAGGCCGCGTCCAAGATCCTGGATTCGAACTCGTTAGCCGAAACTGACCAGACCCCCTCGCCGTTGGCGAAGTCACTAGCGAACTTCACCGTCGGTGCCGGATGATCCACGACATTCCTGATCTTCGTCACGAGCTTCAAGATCTGATTATCGTGGCGCATGACCGTCTCCAGCCTGGCCCCGTTCGTGATGGTATTGACCGCGGATTGACCTTCTCCGACCGGTGGGAGTTGCGCGAAGTCAGCGAGAAAGATGAATTTGATGTGGAAGTCCTTCGCAGCCTTTTTGATGTAATTCACCAAGAGTTCATTGACCATCGAGCCTTCATCAACGATGACCGCGCGGTAGTCGGACAGGTCAACAGGGTCTTCGGGGATGGTGAGTTCTTTGACTTCGCCATTCGGCTCAAGCCGGAGCCCGAGAAGGCTATAGATCGTCCGGCACTCCGGCTTGAATGTGTCGCTTGTTAGAGTGTCGCGCAAGACCTTGGTCGCCTTGTTCGTCGGGGCGGTGAAAATCAAGCGCCCTCGGACGAGTTCCATCAAAGCCTGGATCGAGAATGTTTTCCCTGTTCCGGCATAGCCCTGCAACAAGAAGAAGGACTTATCCCCCTTCAAGAACTCGGCCATTTCCTCGACAGCGATCCGCTGCTCGGCGTTTAGTTTGTCAATAAGCATTAGACTTTACCTCTTTTAAGCCTGAACGAACGCAGATTCACGTTAATCCCTGCTGGTGTGTTTTGCACGGTAACAAACTGAGAACCAACATTGACTGTAATGCTGTCATAAAGCTCTAGTTCAATGTAAGCCTTCTTGAACTCAGGGTCAATTGGAGCATCAACAAACTCCGCTTTTTTCCCAAACCCCTGTGAGCGTTTGAAGAACGTAATCTCTTTCATTTCAACCCCCTAGTAATCAACTTCATTATCAACTTCGACGGAGATGGGTTCACCTTTTCTGGTGTTGGCGACAAAGCCCGCTTCGCAGCACTCGGATACCGTGACCCATTGATGATCCACTCCCGGGCTTCCCCAAAACTCGTAATGCCCAATGCCTTCATCAACCGTCTTTCCGTCTGCTGGAAGTCTGCATTGACTACACAGAGGCTCTCCCTGCTCGGCAACACATCGCCCAGACCCCATCCTATGAGGGAAGGTATATGCTGCGCAATGGCAGGTAACCTGCCTGTCGGCGTCGCGCCATCTTTTGTAATCAGACTTTGCATTCTCCACCACCTTTTTGTCAGCTTCCTGCATAGCGTTTAGCCAGATCATTCCTGATCAGCCCCTCAACATATCTTGACCAAGCCCCGAAGGGCACCTTCCCTTCCACTTCCGACCAGAGTTCGAGGTCGACTTTCGTCACCACGTCTTGTGGGAGTGAGAGGTTCTTTTCAACAGGCCGAACGGCCTTAAGCGGGCGTGCCATTTTCGTCTTCCTTTACAACAGTAACTTCGGTCATGATCTGCTGGATCATGGAGAAATTGTTAAATACGGTTTCAGCGATCTCTCCAGATGAGGTGTCTGCACATGAGATTGCGTCGTCGAAAATCTTCGAGAGTTGCAGCTGTCTTTCATGGGCTACCGCAACATCAACTCTGCGAAACTCTGCCCCATCCGATGCCTCCCAGATCACTATCTTTTTTTCAGTTAGCGACATGTCAATCCTCCTTAAACAATTGATCGAAACAGTCTTCGCACATGCCGCTGATTTGCGTCTCGGCCCAGCCCAGGCTGGTGTGCGTATTGTCGTTGCTGAATGGTTCGTTACAGCTTACACACCCGTGGAAACTCAAGCCGCCATTAGCTACCAGTTTTTGAAAGTCTTCTTGACTCTCCGGGAGAAAATTCCCTTTCACACCTCTGCGCATTTTACCTTCTCCTTCTTTTGCTTACTGTTGTTAAAATCCGCCTCCGTCACGAGTTTCTTAACATCGACGAAGTTCCCTTTCACTTTACACTCCGCGTACAAGGTTTCCTTGCCTTCGGCGAACATCTTCGCCAGCGGGTGAGTGTAGGTAAAAGCCGCGTGGATTGTCCCGGCGGCGTTCTCACCTTCCATGAAATGCTGCTGCTTTGTAACCTTGAAAATCGTTGTCACTTCGTATTCCCTTCGCATGGTTTAAGACATTCATCTTTGATGGCGTTGTACTCCTTGCCATTCCGTTCACAGTATTCTTCCTTCGACGCCCTATAATCCATTGTGCCTGTGATCAGCAGGAAGATCATGAACATGAAGATCCCGAGAACGATCGAACCCAAGCTTAGCCTTGGCTCCGGCTTGTAATTATACGATTTCATTCCAGTCGGCCTCCTTGGATTGGAACAGGTTGAAGCCCTTGGATTGGGCGCATGCACAGCACATTGCGGTTGTGCGGGTTTCGTGAAGGACTTCATTCGGGACGAGTGCCGCTTGTGCTTCAATCACAACGTCATTGAGTTGTTGCTTGGCGGCGACCAGGCGCTTCGCCGTTTTCAACGTGCGATGGACTTGGCGATAGTACAGCCCGACGAAATGCTTGTGCCATGCGCCGCAGGAGCAAGTCGTGTAACGAAACAGTGCGACATTGGCCACAGTCTCCCATTCCCGCCGGGATTCCCATTCTTGCAAT